CATCTGGTAGTCGTGATTATAATTCATTGGCGGTTCGTACTCGTACTGATATGGATGATCTTCATTTAATCATCGATGCCGATTTAGAAGCAGAAATGGACGTGGATGTTTTAGCCAAAGCGTTCAACATGGATAAAACAAATTTCCTTGGACACGTAACCGTTATTGATGGTTTCGCTTCTTCTGGGTTGGAAGCAGTATTGGTCGATCAAGATTGGTTCATGGTGTATGACAATCTTCAAAAACTAGAAACGATCCGAAATCCAAAAGGTTTATACTGGAACTATTTCTATCATGTATGGCAAACTCTTTCTGTATCACGTTTCAGTAATGCTGTAGCGTTTGTATCTGGTACAGTTCCAGCAGTAACGCAAGTGATTGTTGATCCTACGATTGCAACGGTTAAAGCTGGTGATTCTTTTGAATTTACTGCTTATGTACGTGCAACCGATGGAGCGAGTCACCCTGTTGTATGGTCTGTAGTTGCTTCTACTTCTTCTACTACTTTACAAGCTGGAACAACGATTGACAATAATGGAAAACTTACCCTTGCGTCGAATCAAACAGGCGAATTGCTTGTACGTGCAACCGTTACAGGTGTTGGCATTGATACAGACGGTGCTGGACCTGATACAACGGACGTTATCGGTGAAAGCATTGTAACCGTTGCTTTAACTGCTTAATAAAAATTAATGGGGTGTGCTTATGGCAACTGTACCATTAAGTGGAACGAACATTCGACTTTTGTCGGGTGTTCCTTTCTCTAATGACTACAAAAATACACGCTGGTTTGACAATTTATCTTCTCAAACTGCGTACTTTTTAAGTAAAACGCTTGTTCATAGTATTTCACAAGCGAATTATCAACGTGTCGAAGGTCACACGTTTATAGCAGTCAATGAAAACATTGACGATCTATGGAGTGTCAATTATTTGATGTTCCAAAACGCTTCCTATAATAACAAATGGTTTTATGCGTTTGTTACCAAACTTGAATATGTGAACAATCGTGTAACCAATGTTCATTTTCAAATCGATGTGTTCCAAACATGGAAATTCGAAATGAACTTCAAACCGTCTTATGTGGTTCGTGAACACTGTCCATTATGGAATAGTGACGGAACCCCAGTGATTAATACGGTTGATGAAGGGTTGAGTTATGGAAGCAATTATGACGTGGTGGACGTATTAAATTATAAGCCCTACACCGATATTATGTTTCTGGTTATTGTCGCTAAACAAACGATGCACTATGAAACGACTCAAGAAATTGAGCCGAATTTAAATGGTTTACCGCAACCACTTTGTTATTATGTTCATCCTTTCCGATTAGATGGAAGCGAGGTTGGAGTGTCCATTGGTAGTGAGGAAGGCGTTGGGGTTAATCCTGTATTAGAAGTCTTAAAAGGGATTTACAAAAATACCGATGCAGTCAATAATATTGTTTCCTTATATGTGACCGATCATATCGGAGGAAATGTTACCTATGATGCTGGGTTTAACATGGTTACTTTCCCCTCAAACAATTTTATTCAAGCATTGATACACGATGGAGAAACCAATTTTTCAACGGTCTTTGCTAAAAGTTTACCTAGTTACACCGTCAAAACAACCAAATACACGAATAAATATTCGTCCTATCGTTCGGTGAAAGAAAGTAAATTGCTTATGTACCCATATACAGTTCTTACACTGGATGATTTAAAAGGCAACCGACAAACCATAAAAAATGAGTACATCAAAAGTAATGACATTGAGATTTCAGTGAGAGGTAGTTTAGGCAGCTCGAATAAAGTGGTGTACACCATTGATAATTATCTCATTAAATCAGATTTAGGAATAGCCGACCAACTACCCGCAAATCTTGAAAACTCGGTGATTAGCAATAACCCGAATGACCTACCCATCATTACCGATTTATTGTCGGCTTATTTACAAGGAAATCGTAATAGTTTAGAAGTACAGAAAAACTCCGTTATATTCAATGGGGCTATGACTGGTGTCAACAGTGCGATTGGACTAGGAAGCAGTATCGCCCAACGAAATATTGCTGGTGCGGCAACTTCTATATCACATGGGGTGCAAGGTGCAGGAAATACCGTTTTACAGCTCCAAGCCATTAACGCAAAACAGCAAGATATTAATAATACCCCTCCTTCTTTAGCTAAAATGGGAAGTAATACAAGTTTTGATTACGGGAACGGACTATGGGGTTTATTCTTAATTAAAAAACAAATCATGCCTGAGTATCAAAAGAAGTTAGAAGATTTCTTTAATATGTTTGGTTACAAAAAGAATGAAGTCAAACAACCCAACTTTCACACTCGGAAATATTGGAACTATGTTCAAACTTCTTCTTGTATCATTACAGGTAATTTCAATAATGAAGATTTAAACGAACTCAAAGCCATCTTCGATAATGGAGTAACTCTTTGGCATACAGACGATGTTGGAAATTACAGCTTGGAAAATGAGGTGATCTAATGGCTAGAAATAAGCGAATCAATTATAAAAACGCAAGTCAAGTACAAAGAGATCGAGGGGATGGTTGGTATCATCATTACAATAGTTATTTAACTTCCCTTGCGTATCAATTATTTGAATGGGAAGGTTTACCGAAAAGCATTGACCCTGCTTACATGGAAAAGAGTTTACACATGTTTGGGTTTGTCGGTTTTTATAAAGACCCAAAAATGGGGTATATCGCTTGTCAAGGTGCGGTTTCTGGTACATTGGATCATTACAACTTGCCAACAAAATTCCATGCGATTAGCCCGACTTACCAAAACACTTTTAAACTCTTTAATTATTCGGATATGAAAGAGGATAAAATGGGTGTGGTTATTTGGAACAATGATTTTCATTTTTCTACCTTACCTTCGCTACAAATGTTTGCTTCTGATTTAGCCGAATTAAAAGAAATTATTAGTGTCAATCAAAACGCACAAAAGACACCTGTATTAATTGCGGCTAACGATATGAATAAATTAAGTTTGGCAAACATTTACGATCAATACGCTGGGAATGCTCCTGTATTGTTTATTAATGAAAGTGTCAGTCCAGACAGTATCAAGGTATTTAAAACGGATGCTCCTTATGTAGTAGACAAATTAAATACGCAAAAGAATGCGGTTTGGAATGAAGTCATGACGTATTTGGGAATTAAAAATGCGAACCAAGAAAAACGCGAACGAATGATTACCGCCGAAGCCGACAGCAACGACGAACAAATCGAAGCGTCAGGTAATATCTATTTAAAATCAAGGCAAGAAGCCTGTGCAAAGATTAACGAACTTTATCCCGATTTAAATATATCTGTTAAATTCCGAGCAGAAATCGTTGAAGAATTTCACTCCAATGTTTCACAGGAAACAAATGGAGGTGTAGACAATGGCTAGTTACACAATGGAATTACGAGACTACATTGAAAGATGGTCACAGGATGAAGAAATTCCTATTCGAGAACGGATTGAAAAAGGGAGAACTCATTTGTTTGACTTTGATTATCCCATCGACAAGGATTATAAAAAAATATTTGAAACGCATTTCATCCGAAAATTTTACATGCGAGAAATTGGAGCCGAAACGGAAGGTCTATTTAAATTCAATCTGGAAACATGGTTGTCTATCAATATGCCTTATTTTAATAAATTGTTAGAGAGTGAACTCATGACGTTTGATCCTTTTTCCAATACGAAATTGGATGTGAAACAAACGAAAAAGGTCGATAAGACCCAAACCAGCACAACCGATTCCAAAGGAAGTAACACTTCTACAGGAAGTCAAGATGTATCTGGAAGTGTAAAAGAAGATGATTTTGCTAGACACCTAGAATCTAAAACTCCTGATTCACGATTAGCCATTACCGCCAATGATGGAAAGGGTGTCATTGAATATGCTGATAATATTCAAGAAAACAAAAACAATAATAGTCGAACGTCTAGCACCGAAACATCGGCAACGTCAAAAGATACCTCCGATGTGTCCGCAAGTGGTAAAGGACAAATCAACGAAATTGAGGACTACATCGAAAGCAAATTAGGAAAAGTCGGAACCCAAACTTTTTCTAGTATGTTAAAGGAATATCGTCAAAGCTTTCTACGTATTGAGAATGAAATATTTAATGAAATGCAAGAATTATTTATGTTAGTTTATTAGAGGGGTGAAATCATGACAAAACCGCAATTAACCACCATTCAACAAATTTTACCTGTTTTCATTCAACAATACGAGCATTACTTACCTACTGCTTTTGATGAAAATATGACGCTGTTACAGAAAGTGAATAAAGTGATTAAAAGTTTACAAGATATTTATTCGGTTTCCAATGATTTAATCGTGAAATGGAACGAAGTTATGACGTGGGTATTAGGAGAAGGATTAAACGATTCTATTTCCACTCGATTGGATGCTATGATTCAAGACGGAACATTTGCAAACATTATCGATCAACAATTACTTGCAGAAAAACCCAATCTCTATGTGAGTAAAACAACCCCTTCAAAAAACACAACCAATACCTTTTGGTTGAAAGATGATGGGGAGAAAAATGTTCAAGTTTCACAGGGTACAGGAACCGACTGGGTTAATCTATACCCGATCACCAAATCAAAAAATGTGGTGAATGATGCTGGTGAAACGATGGAAAAAGTGGTTACAGAGTCCGCTTATATTGACAACGTAACCAGTGAAACTTTATACGATGCGGCAACGAAAACCACGTACTATTTAACAACCATGCCTTATCGTGATTCAAAAGGAAATATCAACCAAATCAAACGAGGATTCGCCAAAGACAATCCGAATAGTGGTTTGATGGAAACGGCTCGAAGCTTTGCGACTCGAAAGAATGCAAGCTTAGTCATTAACGCATCTATCTTCGATGTATCAAACAACAAATTTCAAGGAATGCAAATCCAAGATGGAAACGTATTGAATACACTTCCTACAAGGGTTGACCGCCACATCTTGGGGATTATGGATGATGGTACACTAAAATCCTACATTTCAACTACAGCGAGTAGCACCATTATAGCGGATGGATGCAAAACTGCTTTAACTGGTTTCTTACCTCTTATTCAAAATGGGGCGAAAGTAGCACAATCGATTTTTGATAGTTACGAAGCAACAACTTGGGCATATCGGAGACAAGTTTTGGCTCAAATGCCAAACAAAGATTATCTAATTTTATCATGTGAAAGTGACACGCTCGGAAATGTTGGGTTCAATTTAGATGATTGCGTTCGAATCTTGTTATCCAAAGGTGTTCAATTCGCCTTTATGTTAGATGGCGGCGGATCAGAACAAACCGTTGTTCGTGGAACCAATTTGGTTTCATTGAAAGATGATGCAGGAAAAACAGAACGCGGAGTACCCGACTTTCTTTACTGGGCAAAATCTTCATCCAGTGATCGAGATAAAGCCATCGCCCTTGCAAGTTCTGATGCTGGGGATGTGAACCACCGTTTAAAGAAACTGGAGGTGGATGTATACGATAAAGCAGAAATGAATAAAGGCTACATCCAGTTAAAAGGAGCATCCGACTATACCACGCAAGGTATTGAAATTTGGAAAGGCGACATAAAACAATACAAACTATCCATTAACGAAACTGCATTCGGTTTATTTGATTATACTCAAGGAAAATATTTGTTTCAAGTCGGTTTAACTTCTGGCGATATTATTACTTCTGCAGGGGCGATAAGTAATGTCAATCAATATGCAATGGTTGCCAATGATTTAAACTTTATCACGAAAAGTGGTTGGGTTTGGGGAACAGGTGCTACTTTAAACACGCCTGATTCTGCTTATTCGTGGGCGATTCAAACGATTGCGTTGAATAGCACTGCATGTATTCAGAAAGCAACTCGCTTTACTTCTCCGTTCCTTACCATGACCAGACGATTAAATGGTTCTACATGGAGTGCGTGGGAATAGGGTATGGCTGATTGGATTGCACCAGCAGGCGGTAATACCTATTTAACCACCAAACAAAAACAACACAATGCCCAACTAGTAGCCAATCATTTTATTGGTACTGGTTGGACACCTAATGCGATTAGTGCCTTATGTGGGAATATGTCGGGAGAAAGTACGCTCAATCCAAATTTATATGAACAGGGCTATGGGCATTCACCTAGACGGGGGTATGGTTTAGTTCAATGGACACCAGCTACAAAATTATGGGATTGGTGTAATGCTAGAGGGTTGAATTGGTCGGACGGGGATGCTCAATTATCAAGAATTGATTATGAACAACAACATAAAATTCAATGGATCACGAAATCTGCTTATCCTATGAGTTTTAACCAGTTCG